ACGGATATGTTCACCAGTAGAGGTGTTGATCCTAAGAGAGTTGCAGTATTTCCTGTTGGAACTGTGGAAGAATTCCGACACCAGGCGATTCAGATTGTAGACAACTATCGTTCTTTGCCTAAGTCAAATCAGCGTCCCATGATGATGGTGCTAGATTCTCTTGGAATGCTTTCCACCAAGAAAGAGGTAGAAGATACTGCATCGGGTAAGGATGTGCGAGACATGACCCGCGCACAGGTTGTTAAGGCAACTTTCAGAACCTTGACGCTCAAGTTAGGCGCCGCAGGTATTCCTCTCATTATGACCAACCACACCTACGATGTGGTTGGGGCGTACATTCCTACAAAGGAAATGGGGGGCGGCAGCGGATTGAAGTACGCGGCATCAACCATTGTCTATCTCAGCAAGAAGAAGGTAAAGGACGCCGACAATACGGTGACTGGCAATATCATTCATTGCAAACTATACAAGTCCCGCCTAACCAAAGAGAATTCCAAGGTAGATGTGCTTGTGTCTTACGATAGCGGATTGAATCCGTACTACGGTTTGCTAGACCTGGCGTTAGAGTTTGGTATCTTCAAGAAGGTTTCCACTCGTATTGAGTTGCCTGATGGAAGCAAAGCCTTTGAGAAGAACATTAATGAGAATCCTGAGAAGTACTTCACGAAAGAGGTAATGGATGATTTGGAAAAGATGGTGGCGTTACATTTCAAGTACGGTTCTTCTGTGGAAAGAGACTCTGACGGAGTATCTGACGGAGAGGGATCAACTCCCCGACTACTTCGAGAACAACTGGACGGAGAAGACAAGCAACCCGCACCTAAGAGCGAACCAATCTGAAATCATCCGTGAAGTAAATGGAAAGCAGTATGCCATCTTACTGAATAAGATGGCGCCTTTCACTCCCATTCGTCTTGAAAATGGAGAGTGGTCGGGCGTGGTTTATCACTATGGTCGTACAAGGCTTTTGGAAGAAGATGATTGCGTTCGTCTGAGTTTCGAGTACTATATTGTTGAAAACCCAGGCGCACTCAAGACCGTTGACGCACAACGATTCTTGCAGTATATCGGTGACATACTTGCAGACATCATGGAATACAACTTGAATCATAGTGCTGATTCAATTCCAATCCTGTCGCAGAATGAGTTAGGATACCTTGCAAACTGAAAAGATCATACTAGGTGCATTGGCAACAAAAGAGGAGTTTGTTCGTGCTGTGCTTCCTTTCATACGAGAGGAATACTTTAGTACTAAGCCAGAGCAGGTGGTCTATCGGTGTATCAAGAACTTTGTAGACACCTATAATGCCCAACCAACCAAAGAAGCGTTGGTTATCTGTTTGGACGATTCTCGTCTGAATGGAGATGAACACAAGCAATGTGTTGCTCTTATCAACGAGGTATTTGGGTTAGACCAAGACACGGATTTAAAGTGGTTGATTGATACTGCAGAGAAGTTCTGCAAAGACAAGGCGGTTTACAATGCTGTGCTTGCATCAATCCAAATTCTAGACGGCAAAGACAAGAACTTCACTAAGAACTCCATCCCACAGTTGCTGTCTGATGCTCTTGCAGTTTCTTTCGATACAGCCGTTGGTCACGACTACATGACAGATGCTGATAAACGATATGAGTTTTACCATCGTGTCGAAGAGAAGATGCCGTTTGATTTGGAGTTCTTCAACAAGATCACCAAGGGTGGAGTACCGCGCAAGACGCTCAACATTGTGATGGCAGGAACAGGTGTTGGTAAGTCCATGTTCATGTGTCATCATGCGGCATCTTGTCTCTCAGCAAACAAGAATGTGCTGTATATTACTTGCGAGATGGCAGAAGAGCGTATTGCAGAGCGCATTGACGCAAATCTAATGGATACTCCACTAGATGAATTGAAAGACTTACCTAAAGAAACATACGATAAGCGGCTAGTCAGAGCAGTTGGAGCGGTAAGGGGTAATCTGATTATCAAGGAGTATCCTACTGCCACCGCGACGGTTGCTCACTTTCGTCATTTGCTGCACGAACTCAAGATCAAGAAGAAGTTTGTGCCTGATATCATCTTCGTTGACTACTTGAACATCTGCGCCAGTTCTCGCGTCAAGATGAATGCTAATGTGAACACCTATGTTTACATCAAGGCGATTGCAGAGGAATTGCGAGGACTAGCAGTTGAATACGATGTTCCCATCTTCTCAGCAACGCAGACCAATCGCGGTGGGTTCAACAACAGCGATGTTGGACTCGAAAACACCTCAGAATCCTTTGGTTTGCCAGCAACTGCCGATTTTATGTTTGCAGTTATTCGTACTGAGCAACTAGACTCTCTGAATCAGGTACTAGTCAAGCAACTAAAGAACCGATATGGAGATGAGAACACCAATAAGAAGTTCGTTATGGGTGTAGATCGCGGTAAGATGAAGTTCTATGATGTTGAACAGTCAGCACAAGGCTCGTTGGTTGATACTGGACAGGTTTCTGACGATGATGACGATGACGAACCTCGCGGATACGGATCTGGCTACGATGGCAAGTCATACAGTCGCAAGTTTGAGGGTAAAAAGTTCGAGAAATGGAAGATTTGAACCTCGCTCTCGCGTTTCACAGGTCCCCGAAAACGCTGTCAACATAAGCCTTTTTGAGCATTACCATGAGTTTCGTAGATAAAAAGTACATCGGATACATCTCTAGTTCCCTTGAACGATTTGCATGGAAGAAAGAAACCCTAGCAAACTGTAGATGTCCATTCTGTGGAGACTCAGACAAGCACAAGTCCAAGGCTCGTGGATACTTCTTTCCTTTCAAAGACAGATGGGTGTATAAGTGTCACAACTGTGGGGTATCGTGTGGTGTCCATGCTGTACTAAAACAAGTTGCTCCATCTCTTGCCAAGGAGTATGCTTTGGAATGCTTCAAGGAAAAGAATGGAGTAGTTGAATCATCCGAACCCGTACCACCAAAGACACAAAAGCCTAAAGTCCGAAAGGTAAATCCGCTTGATGGTTTGCCTAGACTTGTTGAGTTAAGCGAAAATCACGAAGCAGTTAGGTATGTGTTAGGTAGAGGTCTTCCTGAATCGTGTCTTGCCGAACTCATGTACGCACATGACTTTACCAAGGTGGGAAAGAAGATTGATCCTGAATACTTTCCTAATACACGCAGAGAAGATCCCCGAATTGTCATTCCGTTCTTTGATCGAAGCGGAAACTTCATGGGAGTACAAGGCCGTACAATGAACTCTAAAGAGTCTTTGAGATATATCACCTTGAAGCCAAAGGGACAAACTAAACTGTGGTACGGGTTGTGGAAGGTTGACGCCACGCAAAGAGTCTATGTCGTGGAAGGCCCATTAGATAGCATGATTTTGCCAAACTGTATTGCTATGGTAGGTGCAAATGCTAGTGATGATTTGCCAGACTTCTTGGCGCATAGCGATTTGGTGTTCGTACTAGACAACGAACCAAGAAACAAACAGATCGTTGAATACAACGAAGAACTAATAGAGATGGGCAAGCAGGTTTGTATTTGGCCCAATGGTCTTATGGAAAAGGACATCAACGAAATGTTAAGTAGCAGAACATCCGAAAGCATACGGCAGACCATAGACGACCATACATATAGCGGTCTTGCTGCCAGAGTAAACCTTAACAGATGGAGGCGGGTATGAGCGAAGAAGATGACATTCGAGATTTCGATGATCTAGAAGACGGCGATCTACCACCCGATACTGCTGAGGCTTTAACCATTGCAATGATGGAATTCAATGGTAACTTCTCTAAGTATATCAAAGAAATGAATCCAGAGTTGTGGAAAAAAGCGGTGGATTACGCCGTGACTTTTACTAAGATTGATGGTATAACCTTTGAGTACATAAAGACGGAAACTCAAGAAGATGTGATTGCGAACATTGAAATTCCAATCAACGAAGATGAAGACTATAACTATGAAGGAAGTGATGATGAGTGGGAAGACCTCGAAGACGACGCAGACTAATCAAGTGTCTGTTTTAGATCATGGGTTTGTGCATCTTGTGGATTGGATGGGATCGGATCTCACCGTAGTTAACTCTGCAAGAGTCTCTTTCAGCAAAGAAAGTGATTGGGAAACTGAACCCGATTGGCGTGGATTCCATGAGAGGAAACTCGCAGAGCGAGACACCAAACTCATTGCATACCTTGCCAAACACAACCATTGGACACCATTCGCGCATCCGCAGATTACCCTGCGTATCAAGGCGCCCATTTCTATCAGAACGCAATTCTTCAAGCACAAGCAGGGATTCGTTGAAAACGAAATCTCTAGACGCTATGTGCAAGACGTACCACAGGTATACCTGCCCAAGTGGCGTGGCGCACCTACCAATGGTGCCAAACAAGGCAGCGAAGATTTTTTGCCTGGTCGAACTCTCTTGGATCAGGTGTATCAGACTTTAATGGACGATGCTCTAGAAGCGTATCAAACACTCTTGGACGAAGGAGTAGCACCTGAGCAAGCACGATTTGTTTTGCCTCAAGGAACCTACACCGAGTGGTATTGGACAGGATCTCTTGCCGCTTACGGCCGTTTTTACAAGCAGCGGGTTGATCCACACGCACAATGGGAGATACGGCAATATGCAGAGGCTATAGGTTCTCTGATTCAGCCTCTCTTTCCTGAATCGTGGAAAGCACTTGTTCAAAAGACAGAACACGCATAACTATAGCACACCACAAACTGGAGACATCTTACATGGCTTACGCTTTACCTTCTCAATATCAGAATTTCATTCACCTGTCACGATACTCTCGTTGGGTTGATCACAAAAATCGAAGAGAAACTTGGGAAGAAACTGTTGATCGCTACTTCAGTTTCTTTGACGAGCATCTAAAAGAAAACTACAACTATAAAGTTCCTAGCGAACTACGCAAGGAACTACGAGATGCTGTGTTGAACCTAGACATTATGCCGTCAATGAGATGTCTAATGACGGCTGGTGAAGCCCTTCGTAGAGATCATGTTGCAGGATATAACTGCTCGTATGTTGCTGTGAATCGTGTTCGTGCCTTTGACGAGATCATGTACGTTCTGATGTGTGGTACTGGTGTTGGTTTTTCTGTTGAGCGTCAGTATGTTGAGAAACTTCCGACCATTGCAGAAGAGTTCACCAATAGTGACACTACGATCATCGTGGAAGACAGTAAGATAGGATGGGCAAAGGCGTACAAGGAACTGATATCTCTACTTATTGGTGGTCAGATTCCAAAGTGGGACTTGACCAAGATTCGTCCTGCAGGCGCACGCCTAAAGACTTTCGGTGGGCGTGCAAGCGGTCCTCGTCCGTTGGATGATCTGTTCCGATTTACTGTAGAAACTTTCGGTAGCGCAGCAGGACGCAAACTCACAAGTCTTGAAGCGCATGACTTGGTTTGCAAGATTGCAGAGATCGTAGTTGTCGGTGGTGTTCGCCGTAGCGCACTCATTTCTCTCTCCAATCTTACAGACGAACGGATGCGCGAGGCAAAGAGTGGAGCGTGGTGGGTAAGCAATCCTCAACGCGCACTTGCAAACAACTCCGTTGCGTACAAAGAGAAGCCTGAGATTGGTACTTTCATGGACGAATGGGTATCTCTATACAAGAGCAAGAGCGGAGAACGCGGAATCTTTAACCGCGATGCTACGCGAAAGACTGTTGCAAAACTCGGTGATCGCCGCAATCCTAACTACGAGTTTGGAACTAATCCGTGCAGCGAGATCATCTTGCGTGACCGCGAGTTCTGTAATCTCAGCGAAGTGATTGTAAGAGCAAACGATACTGAAGAAACTCTAGCACGCAAGGTACGGCTTGCTACCATCTTGGGTACATGGCAATCCACTCTTGTTGATTTCCGATACTTGTCAAGCGAGTGGCGCAAGAACTGCGAAGAAGAAGCCTTGCTTGGTGTGTCTATGACGGGAATCATGGACTGTCATTTGACAAACGGTAGTGACGGTACGGACAAACTCAAGACTGTTCTTCGTGAACTCCGCGAACTTGCAGTCAAGACAAATGCAGATTACGCTAAGAAGATTGGTGTTAATCCCTCTGCTTCTATCACTTGTGTCAAGCCCAGCGGAACAGTATCACAACTAACAGATTCTGCATCAGGTATCCATGCTCGTCACAGCGAATACTACATTCGTACCGTGAGAGCAGACAACAAAGATCCGCTGTGCAAGTTTATGAAAGACCTTGGATTTCCAAACGAACCGGATGCAATGAAGCCAGATCATACCACCGTGTTCTCTTTCCCAATCAAGTCTCCCAAGAGTGTGTATCGCAACGATCTTACAGCACTTCAGCAACTAGAAATGTGGTTGATCTATCAGGAGAACTGGTGCGAACACAAACCAAGTGTGACCATTACTGTGCGTGAGCATGAGTGGCTTGAGGTTGGAGCGTGGGTATACGCCCACTTCGATAAGATATCAGGTATATCGTTCTTACCACATAGCGATCACACATACAAGCAAGCACCGTATCAAGAGTGTGGTGTTGCAGAGTACGAATCGCTTACTGGAAAGATTCCAACTAATGTGGATTGGTCGGGTCTTTGCAATTACGAAAAGGAAGACCATACCGCTGGAACCCAAACCATGGCCTGCAGCGGAGACAAGTGCGAACTTGTTGATCTAACATCTGGGGGATAAGAATATGATGCTTGAATTTCTTGATAAAGTAAATGTACAGGTGAATGGAGTTCTTCATGTAGGAGCGCACCTTGGTGAAGAATTAAAGTACTATCGCTCTAAAAACATAGAACACATTATATTTGTCGAAGCGAATCCGCAATTGATTCCTAGCCTTCATCGCGTATGTAATAGCGATCCTAGAATTAAGATTTTCAATGTTGCTGCTGCAGATACTAATGGTTCGATCCAATTGCATATAACTTCGTCAACCATGTCATCTTCAGTCCTTCCTCTTAAAGATCATTCGTTGATGTATCCTGATATAGTTCATAGTAAAAGCATCGAAGTATCTGCTAAAAGACTTGATGATTTGTTTACCGAATATGCATTAGATCGTAAACAGTACAACTGTTTGAATATGGATATTCAGGGATTTGAGTTGGCTGCGTTAAGAGGAATGCCCGAATATCTCAAATATTGTGATGTGGTGTACACCGAAGTAAATTTCAGAGAGATGTATAGTGGTTGTGTTTTGATTGATGAGTTAGAGGGTGAGTTACATAAATATGGGTTTACACGAAAACACCTCATTGACACTAAACGGGGTTGGGGTGATGCTCTTTACACTAAGAATTAATACCGATGTCATCTGCTAAATCTATGTCTACCGGATATGTTATGTGCAAAACTTTAGGTAGAATGGGAAGACTTGGAAATCAAATGTTTCAGTACGCCCTGTTGCTTGGAGTTGCAAAAAGAACAGGATTGCTTCCTGCTGTGCCTTACGCAAACCGAACTCCAAATAATCAATGGACCCACATGGTACTTGGTGACTTGTTTGGTATCACGGTTGCTGATTGCTCTAATCTTCATCCAAAGACTGTAATTCAAGAACCGCACAATGACGGTAGATACCTTCCTAGAATTGCAGAACTAACTGCTACTGATGGTTCCATTGATTTTTATGGATACTTTCAGAGTGAGAAATACTTCAAGCACGCTGAACAGGAAGTTCGTAGTGCATTTTGCTTTGCAGATTTGGGCATACAGGAGCGTGCATCTGAAACAGTAGAGTCTAGCAGATCCAGTTCAGATACTGGAAAGGTTGTGGCCATTCATGTTCGTCGTGGAGACTACTTGAAATTTCCTCTAAGTTTCCCGTTCTCTCCTACATACTACGAGCGAGCAATGGAACACATCACCCAAAGTTTAGGAGGAAAGTGTCACTTTGTTGTAGTGAGTGATGATATCCCGTGGTGCAAGTCATTCTTTCCAACCATGAATAGATTTGGGACATTCACCTATTCTGAAGGAACATCGGTAGCACAAGACCTTGGGGTTATACGAGCAAGCGACCATTGCATCATCTCTAACAGTAGTTTTAGTTGGTGGGGAGCGTGGCTCAATGAATCGCCAGGAAAGATTGTAACTATGCCTGATCCGTGGTTTGGGCCTAGGGGCCCAAAAAGCCACGATCTTTATGTGGAAGGCTGGAAAATCATTCGTAGTTGACGATTGGATCTGTATAAATAAGAGCGTCCCCCAACACTACTTCACGGAGTCGGTCGTTGGAACGGTGCGAGCGGATTACGCTATTCACCGTGCGTCGAGACTTCACACCGACAAGGGATTTCGCTACCGCCCACCCGTACTTCGGTACGGGTGGGTTTTCTTTGGCGACTACATATACTACAGCAAGGAGTACTCCGTTGAATAAACAACCACTAAACGAAATGCCATTTATGCCTCCAATTGTAACCGCCGATAATGCCACCGTGTACGCTTTCATATACGGTGCGCTAGGTGTAGCCTGGCTTACAGGGGTGTTGATGGATCTACCCGACACCATACGGGGCAAGTGGAACAGTATGAAGCGCGACTATGAGAAGGGTAAACTTAACGCAGACGCTGCGAAAACAGAGATTCGTAAGTTTACTGCCGATACGCTGAAAAGCATACCAAAACATTGGTCGCCCCAACGCATAAGACATCTTAAGTCTCTACTGAAGGCAGCAGAAGCACTTGCGTCTGCGCCGGAAACCCAAGGCTCACAACAGTACGGTTCTCTAGTGCGAGAAATACAGGCGTATGTGGCACGATGGAGCAAAGTGGATCAACAAGAAGCAGTAGCGACACCAGCCGATATAGAAAAGCGCAAAAGCGAACGCGCCCTCATCAAAGCAAACATGGCAGACTCAAGCACAGAAGTTGATCGTTTGCTAAAGATGAAGAAGACGGCAGAGATTGATGCCATGGGATTCGATCCAAGCAATCAAACCAAAGAGAAGGAAGTGGTCATCATCTTGAAGCGTGTAGTGCTTGGAAAGCCAGAGTTCATTCTGAAGAGCAACAAGAAAGAAGTGGTTCCTGAAACTAGCAGTCTAGGTGGAGTTACATGGGCATACGCAGGGCAGACAGGTAAAAAGGTAGTCGTGAATGCAGTTCATTTTATTCGCATGACCGAATCTTTAATCGAACGAATCGTGAAGCGTGCAGACGGCAAATACGAAGTGGTTTCCAAAGACGGCGACAGTAGTTTTGGAGTTTACAGTTCTGAAGAAGCAGCAAAGACGAGACTACAGCAAATTGAGTTCTTCAAGCACACTAGGGGATAACCCATGAAGTCATTTGCAGCATACTTTAAACGCATAGATGAAATTGTGAAGATGGGTGTCGATGCAGCAGTTTTAGTGAAGGAAGACCTACCAACCAAGCAGGTTGATACCAAGCAGTTTCCAAATCCAATAACCCAAACTCTTGCCAAGATTTTCACAAGTAAGGGAGCGATGGACGGAGATGCACGCGATGATGTTGTTGCAACTGTATCTGCACAGATCCCTGCACAAACTTTGATGCCTACTCAGAGCGAAATCTTCTTGGGTAAAGCACTTGGTATGGCAATTGGTGGTGTTGCCGGTGGTGATCTAAAGGCAATCATCTCAAAGGATAACTACATTCTTGACGGGCATCACAGGTGGGCAGCAACCATGCTCTCAAATCCTAGCGCAAAGGTTGGAGGCCTCAAAGCCAATCTAACTATTGGAGACTTGGTGCCTGTGTTGCGGGCATTGGGAGATGTGTTTAACAATCCACGCCGAGGCAATCCAGGCGGAGGAGACATTAATCTGTACGATTCCAAGTTTGAGGACGCTCTTGCAATAATCAACGAAGGTAAGTACAGTTCTCCAAAGTTCTACGACAAGGCCAAGGCGCAAGCGTGGTTGCAAAGCATTGGCGGTGAAGCAGAACTAAAGAAGCGGTACGCCGCTCTGAAAGCAAAGAAACCCCCTGCTGGCGCTCCTCCACGCCAAGATATGCCTGTGATTG